CGGAAATCCAAGAAGGTTTTAACCTTAGTGGGAACCTTTGACTTACTAATCGATATTAAAGACTGATCTAAAAGATCAAGCTCTAATAACATGCTATCCAATTCTTTGATTAACTCAAAGTATCGGGACACGTTAAGATACGATATGTGAGCGTCCAAAACGGGCGAATCCTTTTCAAGAAGAAGGTAGACAATCGCATTATGCGAAATGTCAGCCATAACTTGATCAGACAATTGTTTCCATTTAGATCGAACTTTCATAACTGTCATGAGATTTCTCTCATTAGCAGAAAGGATACTATCTGTATAAATAGTCCCTAAATAGGACAGATGTAGCATCGAGGGCCCAAAATTTGAAATTTTGGTTATTGAGGTTTGCACCTTAATTGCCAACATCTTATCTAGATGTAAAACTAGATCCGTCACAAAGTTATTCTGTGTTTCAATACTAGAATCTCTTTGTTTAGTTAACAGACTTATTTCCGAGGTTAAACCTCCAATAATCTGAGAACAACTAAATCTATATTCTTCGAGTCTAACACTCGAGGACAGTAGAGATAATAAAACGTTTACTAATCTATCCGAAATTTTATTTCGCGATAGCTCACGTGAAACTACTTTCCAATCCCTTGCCGACATTGTCGCGCGAAGAAGATTGAAAATAGATGTTTTACCATCCACAAATCCTTTCCAAACTAGTCTGTTTACGAATTCCACTCGAGAATCTAAGGAACTAAATCCTTTGTATTTACGAGAACGAATTTCGTCTCCAGTAATAGCGAGAATTTCCACCAAAGAGATAGGAGATATATTGGTTAAACCAATAATATCTTGACTAGCAAATTGAAAGAAACCTCGGTTAGATTGAAAAGATTTTGGTAATCCAACTGTGATACCATAGTCGGAACAAACTTTCAGATAGGAATCAGCTACTGCTTTATTACCTATAACTATATCATCCCCCAATACTAGATAATCATCAAAACCAAAGAGATTAACTCTTGCGGCTGACAAATAAACTAGAAAATGGTGAACTATAGCTAAACCTGCCCAAGAGGATAAAGTCCCCATAGGTTGGCCCCTCGTGTATTTATAGGGTTTCCCCTTATAAATATACTCACGGGATGTCAACATATCCATGTATTTTTCTGCAATTCCAAATTTTCTCGTTGGATCTAACCAAGGAGTTAAAATGTGAATGTAGAGCTCTCGCGGTATTAAGTCCGTTGCGGATTTAAGATCGAAAGAAGCTACATAGGTATGATTACGTTCCATGAATTTCTTCACTCTCCCTAATTGATCAAAAGTTGCATCCATTGGGATCTCTTTCAAGATCTTAAACAGAGCATCATGAATAGGCTTAGCCATTATTTGAGTCCAGTAGTCAGAAATCGCGAAAACTCGCACTTTCCCTGCTGGTTCATTTTTAATAGCTAATTTACCTAATTTAAGTGGTTGGTGGATTTCTCCATCCCCATCTAAAAGAGGAGGCTTATTAATGAGAGCCTTTTTATCATATAAGGATTGAAGCTGAGCGGTTCGACCAGAGTTCTTTATTGCCTTAGCGGCGTCCGTTCCAACCTTGGACAATAAATCCAATACTCGTTTGATACTTGAACGTTCGATATTAAGTTGATCGGAAGTTTCATCATTTTCATTACGCTGTAAAAGCGCTTGAATAAATGTGAGCAATCCTTTCTTTCTCCCTATAGTTAAATGCGCTATCGCATCTAGTCCTGCCCCTAAAAAGGCAACACTATGATTTGGTCCCGCTTTTACTGTTAGAGGGAAATTCTCAGTATCGATGTTCCAATCAACCTTGTAGTGTGATCTATTGTACATGGCCCAGAACAGACCCCTAGCCTTGACAATTTCATCAAAAGAATTTGTTACATCGAGATAAAGATATTTCTGATACTTCTGATCTATCTCTGCAAATTCTCCTTGAGCGAATCGAGGTGCTTGGATTGAGTCTAAGTTAGGCTCTCCCCAAATACCTACGAATCCCTTATAAGAGGATAACAGTGAAATGATTATTCGTATAATAGGAATATTATGATCTCGTATAGCTCTTCTAAAATGAATAGGTAGCCACGCTGGAAGCCCATGAATTATTCGTATTCTCTGACCCAAAGGCCCCGTAGTTGATACGGGATTCCCCGATATGTAGTGTAAAACTACGATATTGGAGATCTTTAGGAAAGTTATTACTTGATTAATTCCTCTAGTCTTATATATGTTAAGTAAGTAGGTACCCATTCTCTTGGATGATTTAGTAAAAGATTTACTAGATCGTACTTTAGTCCAACTTCGTATATTACTATAGAAGTGGCTAAAGAAATGTTCGAAATTTCTTTTGAACAAGATCATAGAATCCTTTACAATCCATCCAGAGAATAGGTTAAAAAGCCTATCACTTACATTAAAAGCCCATTTAAGGGGGGATTCGGCTTGCGCCGGATCCGGGTACTTAAGCAAGATACTTGCGGGAGTACTTCTAGGAGTCGCAAAAACCTCAAGAGGAGTTTCGCTAGTTAACATAACTCGAGACAACTTGTTGTACTCTGTTTCAGTTAGATAGAGAAGATCATCTCGGGCATTGGGATCCCGGACTACATAACCTCTTCGGCTATGCTCCGCCCACGAAATGTCCCGTGAAAGTTCTAAACTTGAACGCTGTAATAGTGGTAATGTGTAGTGCATTTTTAATTTTATGGTGCCCCATAAGGGGATACCTATAGATATAAAGGTAGCACACTCATTACATCAACATTGAGGATAAGACCAATCCTAGATCCCTATTACAAGAGAACCTTTTTGAATTAAGGTGAATTCCTGTAGGAAGGGACCAGTATAGTTCCGTAATCATCCAATAGATGTGCATTGAGAAACCTAATTAAGATATAACTCTTAGCGTTTGCTAGGGGAGATATTCTTACCATTGGGTCTAACTGACGTTGGGAGGCCGAAAACCTCCTTCTCCGTAAACTCTTTGACTCGATTCCTCTGTTTTAAGGGTTTCAATCCTTAAGACGCCTAAAGTTTTCTCGACCGATGGTACTCCTAGTTAAAGCCTTAGGAATCTATAACACATGTTATAGGATTCATAGGGTGTTTTACTTGAATCTAATCTCATCTTTATACTCTTTGTCTTTGTAATAAGTGACATCTAATCATATAGATAGAGCCGTCTTATAAAGCGATGAATGTAAAGAAATCTAACCCTCTTTTCTTAAAGCTGTTATACTCTAAGATGGAGCAGATCGTCTAGCTATGGCTCCGCTTTCAAGCGAACCTGGTCCGAAGATCCAAATTCACTATCCTGAGAAACACCGTATAGGCCTAGTCCCCTGGGAAGGTATTGTGTATCCAGAATGAGAAAATTTC